CTATGATAGTAAAGCCCCTCATAACACCCTTTTTATTCAAGTCATCAATAACTGTAAAAGGTATCCTGGCTACGTGGTGCAAATCTTTAATGTGTCCGAGTCTTGCCTTATCTGCTTCCCTGATATGGTTGTTACTGTCTAATATCTCAGTAACGTCCTGTTTAGTCTCGATGATAATGCCACCATCACCGTCCGCATGCACAACCTGTTGTCTATAATCCATAAGTCCTCGTAAACGCCCCCAGAGACGAATCCCCAGGGGCTATTCAATTACAGTGCCATATTTAAGTCAGCAATGATGCCATGAGCAGCTTCATTCTTAACTTCCAATGTGCACTCAACCAGAATCTGAGTCTTATCAGCATCACCAGCTTTTGCAAGCTCGTTAGTCATGAATGGACGCAGATACGCAATTGCAGCATACTCAGGATCAAGTACCAGAGCATCACGTGTACGCATGAAAATATTGGGAACCACGCTCATTGAACCAAAATCGCTCAAATAAACGTCTGCCGCGCCCACGATAGTTGCCTGAGCACCACCATTGCCACCATTGACGTTATAACGATAAGCCGACAGACCTGTAAAGCTAGATACCTTCTGTTTACCAGTAGCACCAACCATCAGAATCTTAGGAGTACCGCCCGAAGCAAATACCTCAGCAACTACTTCTTTCAGCAGAGTCTCAGTAAATGTACGAGTGTTACCGTCTGTACGAGTCGATACACCGATAGTAGTAGGATCACCACCGTTAGTCTGGACTGACGAGTATAGATGGGAAGATGTTGAGGACGGAGCTGTGGAGCGACACAACTCAGGGAAATAGTTATGACGGATTACAGTTCGTTAAAATCTACGATAGCAAATTACTTAGGTCGTAGTGATCTGACTTCACAGATACCGGACTTTATCCAGTTAGCTGAGGAAAGGCTCCGTAGAGACCTTAGAACGCGTCAGATGCTCGTTGTAGCTCGTGCTGATACCACAGCAGGGGATGACACAGTTGGCCTTCCTACGGACTTCCTAGAGATGCGCGACGTTCATTTGCGTACCACTCCAGCATCATCAGTATCGTATCTTTCACCTAATTCATTTTTTGCAACAGCTAGGACTACTGAAGCAGGTAAGCCAGTGAACTACACTATCCTGGCTTCTGAGATTCAGTTTGCTCCTATACCTGATGCTGTTTACGGCATACAGATGCTTTACTACGGTAAGCCTCAGTTATTGTCGGATATAAATATCACTAACGTGTTTCTGTCTAACTATCCTGATGCATTGCTTTACGCGTCGTTAGGTGAGGCAGAGCCGTATCTAATGAACGATGCTAGGTTAGCCACATGGGCTAGTCTATATGATCGTTCTATAGCTGCAATTTCTACTGCCGACCAGAATGGTGAGTTTGGCGGTCAACCAATGTCTATGTCAGTGAGGTAAATCATGGCAGAAATATCGAATTATTTAGAGAACGCGTTAATTAATGGAACTCTGCGTGGTAGTACATTCACTGCGCCGACAACCACTTTTTTAGCTTTATATACGACTGATCCTACTGATGCCGATACTGGTACTGAGTGTACTGGTGGCTCGTATGTACGTCAGGCTATTACGTTTAGCTCACCTAGTAACGGTGCTACGTCGAATAGCTCTGCGATTGAGTTCCCACAGGCTACTAGCGACTGGGGAATTATCACTCATGTAGGTATTCGTGATGCGGTGACTACAGGTAATCTGCTGTATCACTCTGCATTAGATACCAGTAAAACGATTAGTAACGGTGATATTTTCAAGATCACTGCGACGAATCTCTCTGTAACTTTGGCGTGAGGTAAATTATGTCGACTATTGTTACTCGTGCAGGTAAAGGTTCTGCGCTTAGTTATACCGAAGTTGATAATAACTTCACTAACCTGAATACGGATAAATACCAGTCTGGTGGTGCTCTAGGTACTCCAGCATCGGCTACGTTAACTAACGCTACAGGTCTGCCGTTATCTACTGGTGTTACTGGTACATTGAGTGCTGCTAATGGCGGTACTGGTGTTGCTAATAACTCTGCTAGTACGTTGACTATCTCTGGATCGTTTGCTTCTACTTTTACGATAACTGGTATCACTAGTGTAACTTTCCCTACTAGTGGAACTTTATCGACGTTAAATGGCAATGAGACTTTAACGACTAAGACTCTAACTAATCCTACAGTCAATAACTACACTGAAGGCGTTGTCGCCATTGGTACAGTTACTAGTTCACACACATTATCTTTGACTAACGGCACAGTCCAGACAGCTACGTTAACTGCTTCTACTGCTTGTACGTTCACTATGCCTACTGCGACTGCTGGTAAGTCATTTATCCTATTGTTAAAGCAAGCTGCAACGACTGGTAATGGTACTGCTACGTTTACTGGTGTGAAGTTTGGTACTGCTGGTGCTCCGACAATTACGGCTGCTGCTGGCAAGATGGACATTCTTACTTTTGTTGCTGACGGTACTAACTGGTACGGCTCTATCGCTCAAGGTTACACACCATAAGGGTTTAATAATGTTTGCTTATTCAAAGATTATGCAAGCGTTGGCTGCTGGCGGTGGTCCTGTGACCGTTGTACAGCGTTTCCTTGCGTCTGGTACATGGACTTGTCCTACTGGTGTAACTACCGTTGATTACTTGGTCGTTGCAGGTGGCGGTGGTGGTTCAGCCGATATTGCGGGTGGAGGTGGTGCTGGCGGTTTTCGTACTGGAACAGGACTAAGTGTTACGGCGGGTACTGATTACACCATAACTGTAGGTGCTGGAGGTAATGGGGCATCTAGTAGTGGTGCTGTTGGAACTAATGGGTCTAACTCAGTTTTTTCATCCATTACTTCTAATGGCGGTGGATACGCAGGAAATTATCTAACTGTTCCTTCATCTGGTGGTTCTGGAGGGGGTTCAGGTTCATTAGCTCCTAAAACTGGTGGAGCAGGAAACACTCCTTCAACTTCACCAAGTCAAGGTAGTAATGGTGGTGATAGTGATGGCTCTGCTGCTGGCGGTGGAGGAGGAGCTTCAGCCGTTGGTGCTACTGGAACTAGTAATAATGGTGGTAATGGTGGGGCTGGAACAGCTTCTACTATTTCCGGTTCATCAGTAACCTACGCTGGTGGTGGCGGTGGTGGTGGTGATAGTCGTTATGGTGGAACTGGTGGAACTGGTGCTGCTGGCGGTGGAAATGGTGGCGGTACTGTTGCTGACGGAACTGCTGCAACTGCAAATACTGGTAGTGGTGGAGGTGGTGGCAGACAGTCAGGCGGTCTTGGTGGTGCTGGAGGCTCTGGCATAGTCATTCTTTCTTATTCCGTAGCATCACAAACAGTCTTTACATTTAAATCATCTACTGCATGGGTATGCCCTACAGGTGTGACTAGCGTTGATTATTTAGTCGTGGCTGGTGGTGGTGGCGGTGGTTGCAATATCGGTGGTGGCGGTGGGGCTGGTGGATATAGAACAGGCACATCGTTATCTGTAACTGCTGGAACTGAATATACGGTTACTGTAGGTGCTGGTGCGGCTGGCGGTACAGGTACAACTGGTGCATCTGGTTCAAATTCTGTTTTCTCCTCTATAACTTCTACTGGTGGCGGTGGTGCTGGTGGTGGTGGAGGTTCTAACGGTTCTTCTGGTGGCTCAGGTGGCGGCGGCGGTGGTAATAGTGCTGGTGGTACAGGTGGCGCAGGAACATCCGGTCAAGGTAGTGCTGGCGGTTCGGGTGGCTCTGGTTCTGGCGCACCAAACAATAATGGCGGTGGTGGTGGAGGTGGAGCAAGTGCAGTCGGCGCAAACGGAACACTTACAACGGCAGGAAATGGTGGTGCTGGTTCAGCATCTTCAATAAGCGGATCAAGTGTTACTTATGCTGGCGGCGGTGCAGGTGGTGGTCAAAACAATGACGGAATTACTGGTGGCGGCGTAGGTGGTTCTGGTGGTGGTGGAAATGGTGCTTTTGTAAATGGTCCGAATGCAGGAACAAATGGAACAGCAAACACAGGTGGCGGTGGTGGTGGAAGTTCTGGCGGTGCTGTTTCTGGTCCAATATCATCTGGCGGTTCAGGCATCGTCATTATTAAAATCAACCAATAAGGTTTATGGAAACTAAACTCTACAGAATGTACGGTATCGATGTAGCAATGTCATTGCTGCGTCCTAATGCCAAATGGGAAATATCCAATACTACATTTACACGTTGGGATGATCCTAGACCATGCCCTAGCTGGGAAGAAGTAAAGTGGGTAATGGACAAGATACGTGAGTTTGAAGATAGTATTCCTACGATTTGGCTTGATGAAGATTTAAATCGCATGAAAGCTGAAGTTGAGGAATTTGATAAAGCAACAGGGGAAGAATAATGGCTCACTACGCACAGATTGATGAAAACAATATCGTGACTCAGGTTATCGTAATTGATAACAAAGACACAGCAGACGCTAACGGTGTAGAGAAAGAATATATCGGTGCTGCGTTCTGTGAGCGTCTATTCGGTGGTACATGGAAGCAGACTAGCTATAACGCGACCATTCGTAAGAACTATGCTGGCATTGGTTATACCTACAATGCAGATATAGATGCGTTTGTAGCTCCTAAGCCTTATGCAAGCTGGACTCTTGATGCTAATGCTCAATGGCAAGCACCAGTAGCAATGCCTACAGATGGAAAGTTTTACTCATGGGATGAGGCAACTCAAGCGTGGGTAGAGGTAAATGGCAACTAATTATGTCGATTTTGACTATTGGGTTCAGGGCTATGGTGAAGGTGACCTAAGTCAGCCTGATCTATACGTAACGGCTGGTTATTGGGATGCTGGCTATTGCGAGAATGAAGATACTGGCGGTGTAGCATCTATCACGGCTACTGCTACAGTAACAGCAAAGGCAGTAGACTTTACTTTCGGAACTGCGTCTATTACAGGTAATGCGACTGTAACTGCTCAATGCGTTCCTGATCTATACGTTGTTAGTGGCTATTGGGTTGGTGGGTATTGCGAGAACGAGGATACCGAACCTACTGCTTCTATTGTCGGTACTGCTACTGTAACGGCTATAGGTACTCAGACATTTACAGGTGCAGCAAGCATTACTGGCAATGCTCAGGTATCAATTAGTGTCGCTAATGTTCAAGTAGGAACAGCAGCAATTACTTCTGTCACAACTGTTACGGCTAACGGCACATCAGTTTTTGTTGGTAATGGAAGTATTACTGGTAATGCGTTAGTTACTGCTCTTGGCACAGGCATATTTGTTAGGACTGCTTCTATTACTGCTAATGCTGATGTGGGTGCTATTGGTGATGTTATTGGTTATCAATGGACTGTAGTAACTCCAGAATCAACTAATTGGGCTAAACAGTAATGGCAAAGCAAAAGATTATCTTCGGTGAGTGGTTGCCAGATCAGCCGGGTGTTACTGGTGCTGTAACTGATGCCTTTAATTGTTATCCTGTTACTAACGGATATGCTGCCTTACGTGAGGCGGTAGATTATTCTACTAATGCAGGTCAGAACTTATTGGTAGCATTTGCTGGTAAGTTGGCTGGTGCTTCTAGTCTATTTGCTGCTGGTGCTACACAGATTTATAAGTTTAACGCTAGTAATACTGGTTTAGACCCATTAACGACTACTGGTTACGCTACGGTAGAGTCATGGGATATTACCCAATTTGGCTCAAAGATGATCTTAGCCAATGGTGCAGACCAATTACAGGCTTATGATTTAGGTTCATCGACGTATTTTGCTGACTTGGCTGCTGCTGCTCCTGCTGCTAAATTTGTGACTGTAGTGCGTGACTTTGTTGTAGCTGCTAACGTAGGTGGTGAGGAAAATAAGGTCTACTGGTCAGATATTAATGACGAGACTGATTGGACTCCGGGTGCTGCTTCTCAGTCTGATTCACAAGTAGTACCTGATGGCGGTGAGATTACAGGTCTAGCAGGTGGTGAATACGGTCTAATCTTCTTAGAACGTGCTATTTATCGTATGTCGTATGCAGGTAGTCCGTTTTTCTTCCAATTTGACGCTATTTCTAGGACGTTAGGCTGTATGTCTAATGGCTCTGTTGCTCAGTTTGGTAACTTAACTTACTTCCTATCTGACGATGGCTTTTATGCTTGTGATGGCAAGTCAGTTAAGAATATCGGCGTAGAGAAGGTTAATCGTTGGTTCTTTGATAATGTCAGTTTGAGTGAAATTCAAACAGGCATGAGTGCAACCATTGATCCTGTTAAGAAGTTAGTTATCTGGAACTTTAAGAATAACTTCGGTCGCAGATTCTTGCTGTATTACTCTATCGATTTAGATAAGTGGTCATACGGTTTAACTGACGTGAACTTCCTAGCGTATGGTCTGACACCTAGTGCCACACTTGAGCAGTTAGATATTTACTATTTTGATACTACAAATCAGAAAACTGGTACGTATACACAAAGTAGCACTACCGTTACTGTTACTGTAACGGATCATGGATTAGAGACAGGTGCTTATGTATCTTTTGACGCTACTTCTGGTGCCGGAGTAGATGGAGTATTTGCAGTAACAAGAACTAGCGCAAATGTATTTACATTTACAGCCGCAACTGGTGCGACTATCACTACGTCAAATTGCACAATCACATTGCCAAGTATCGATAACACGGCAGAGCAGATACCATTAGATTCACGTACTTGGGCTGGTGGTCAGCTTATATTCGTTGGCGTTAGAAATCAGAGGATTGTGGTTTTCTCTGGTGCATTGCAAGCGGCATACATTACTTCTGGAGATATTGACATTGGACGTTCTATTATCACATTGGCAAAACCTATTATCGATAATGGAATCGCGTCAGTCGCAGTTGCCAGTAGAAAACTATTGTCAGATAGCGTCGAATTCGGAACAACAGCTACACCAGACTCAGATAATAGAGTGCCATTGAGAGCTAACGGTAATTACCATCGTATTAAGGTAACTCCGACCAATGCCAATTGGGAAACTATCGTAGGTTGTGAGATTGAAATTACTCAGCAGGGCAATCGATGACTAGATCAGTACAGTTTCGTACTCTACCTGTATTTGGTGCTGATGAACGTCAGGTTTCTGAGGTCGTTCGTGGAATTATGGACGGTAAGACAAATAATTCAGGCTATTTCACTAGCGGAACTACTACTACAACAACAGTTTTATTTGATGAGCGCATTAGTTTTGATTCTGCGATACTGTTTACTCCAATGAATGATAAGGCAGCAGCAGAAATGGATAAATTATGGGTAGGCACAAGAAATCAAGGTAATGCTGTAATTCATCATGCTTCTAACGCTCATGTATGTAACTTTATGTACATTGTGGTGGGTTAATGGAGTATAGATATATTGCTCCGCAGGAACTAAGACAATGGTGGGCTAGTGTAAGAACTGGCTTAGAGAAGATTAAAAGTAGGAGTCCAGAAAACTGGATTATTGAAGATGTATATACAGACTGCTTCAATCAAAAAAGTCTGTTGTTTGTACTGATAGAGAATAACCACTACGCTGGCTTCTTTGTCATACAGCCACAAGGTGAGACTATGCATTTGTGGGCTGCTTATTCGTTAGAAAATAGTTATGATGTTGTCGAAAATGCCTTAAAATACATAAAAGGCATGGCTACTGAAGCTAAGGTTAAATACATAACATTTTCTAGCCATAGGCGGGGTTGGTCAAGAAGGGCGGCTGATTACGGATTCCGCCCAAAAACATGGATTTGTGAGGTTTAATATGGGTGGTGGCGGCGGTAGTCCTCAAAAAAGCACGACAACTGCGAGCATTGATCCTACGATTGCTCCGTATGTTCAATATGGCTTAGAAGAAGGTAAGCGGCTATATGAGTCTCAGGCTCCTACATTCTTCCCCGGTCAGACTTACGTATCTCCTTCGGCTCAGACTCAGGAAGCCTTGCGTATGGCTCAAGAACGAGCTATGGCAGGTTCTCCGCTTACTCAGGCAGCACAGGCTGAGACATTAGCTACGATTCAAGGTAGAGGCGTTAATCCATTCCTAGCGGGTGCTTTAGAGCAGACGAATCGTCTATCTGGTGAGGATTATCTGCGTAACATACGGCAACTTCAATCAGGTGCATCGTCAATGGGGCGTTATGGCTCTGCTGCTCAAGGTCAGTTAACAGGTCAGGCTCAGGATGTTTATGCTCGTGCTCTAGCGGAACGAGGTGGTCAATTGGCGTATCAGAGTGCTGAAGCTGAACGTGCTCGTCAGATAGCGGCTGTTGGTGCGGCTCCTCAGATGGCTGCTCAGGATTATGCTGACATTCAGCGATTACTTAGCGTTGGTGGTGCTAGAGAAGCTCAGAGTGCGGCTGAATTGCAAGATCAAATAAATCGTTTTAACTTCCAGCAAAACCTACCACAAGCAAAATTAAGTCAGTTTGCTAACCTATTCTCTAGCGTTCCGCAGGGTTCTACTACGGTGCAGCAAGCGACACCACAAGGGGGTAAATAATGGCTGATCCTATTTCAGCAGGCGTAGTTGGTTCTGTACTCATGCCTAGTGCTGGAGTTGCTTTAGCTGCACCTACTATAAGTACAGCCTTAGTAAGTGGTTTAAATGCTGGTGGATCATTTTTTGGTCAGGGCGGGATGCTGTCTCAGGCTGGTCAAGGCTTGAATATGCTTAACCAAGTTAATAAAGTATTTGGTGGAAACGATCGATCTATGCAAATGGCTCCACAGGGGCAAATAAGTCGTAGTCAGATTAATCCAATGGACTATATGAGTTTATTGAATCCACAGAATCAGACTGTTATTAGTCAGCAACCTATTTCATTATTGGGGTAATTATGGGCGGTTCATCAAGTCCTTTAAGTATTGGTTCGTTCATTAATGGAATTGGAACTAATCTTGTCTCTGGCGGGAATACAATTAAAGGTGCGTTATTGAACGCTTCTTTAGCTGCTAGATCAAATACAGGTGGAAGTGCAATTGATAGTGCATATGGTTCTGGAGGCGAATCATTATTTGGATTCGATCCAACTTTTAAAAGTGTAGGTAGTGATATTTTTAGCGGTATTAAAGGTGCTAATACATTCATGAACCAGAACCCTGTTTCTACGCAAATGGGTATGCAATTAGCTAAAAGTTTATTGCAAGAGGAACCAGTTCAATACGCTCCTTCTGGACAAATTAATAGAGGTCAGGTTCAACCAATGGATTACATGAGCTTACTAAATCCTCAGCAACAGACTGTTATCCGTCCACCACAAATTTCGTTATTGGGGTAATTTATGGCTATCGGCGATTACTTAAGTTACTTAAATCCTACAAATTACAATGTGTTCGGCGTTGAGAATCCTACTTATAGTGGATTACTAGGACCAGAGCAGTCTCAAGCATTATCACAACGATCTAATATTGCTGGCTTATTAGGCGCGGCTGCTGCATTGGCTCAAGGTATGAGTAAACAAGGTCCTAGAAGGTCTGGACTGCAAAATGTTATAGGTGCTTTAGGTGCTGGCTACGGTTCTGCTGGTCAGGCATATCAAGGCGGTATAGAGCAGATGGCTAATGCTCAGAGGTTAGCTCAGATGAAGTTGCAAATGCAGCAAAATACAGCTACGCAACAAGCTATTAATTCTGTTTTGCAAGACCCAAGTTTTGCTAATAATCCAACAATGAAGGCGGCTCTTTTAGCTGACCCGCAAGGATTCTTAAAGATGTATGCTGAAAATGCTCCTATTCAAGCAGCTATATCTGGTGTTTCTACTGCTCCACGGTCAGTTCAGCCTGTTATGGCTCCAGCATCAGCAGCAGTTCCTGCACCAGTATCAGTTCCTGCACAGAGAGAATACTCAGATGCTGAAAAAGCTGCATTGGCTGACATTGATGCTAGGCTTGCGGCAGACCCGTTATATAGAAATAGAGCACCACAAGTTGTCCCAACTAATAAAGTTGAAAGTTCTGAATTTCCTGCGTTAACAGCAACAGCAAATAGTCGATTAGTAGAATTAGAGCAACGTAGAACGCAATTATTGGATATTAATTCACGTTTATCTGGAGTGCCCGGAGACAAAGCGGCAAAGCAAAGAGACGCCAATAATAAAGATATTGAAAATATTCGTAAGGAAACTGAAAGTCTTTCTACATCAGGTTATGACTTTGCTAGATTGGAGAAATCTGTCCCAGCACAATTAAAGCCTTATGTTATTGAGTTAAAAGATTTAGCTGGAACTGGTGGGTTAAGTGCAAATGAATTAGCTCAACGTATTCAAGCTATTCAAACTGCAACATTGGAGTTGCAAAAAGGACAAAAATACGATGGCATTGTAGGAAATTATGCTTACACTATGTTTGGAACTACTGACCAGACTAAACTTACTGATGCGCAAAATAGAAACGTACTTGCTTATGCAAATGCTCCTACACAAGCAGATCAAACTAAGATTGCTATTGATGCTCAAAAGCTAAAGTTTGAGACTGGTGGTGCTCCAGCATTGCCTACATCTCGTGAGCAAATGTTACGTGATAGTACCGTAGCTCCTCCTGTTGTGCCTAATGTTGCTGTCGCACCTCCTGCTGTTGTTCAGCCTGTTACTGCTGCTCAACCTGCTCAGGCTCCTAGAGTTGTTCCTGAAATTCAAAGAACAGGTGAGCCTGCACCAGAAATTAAACCGACAACTATGTCTGTTCAAATTCCAAAAGGAACAATCCCATTAATTAATCAACCAGACAATAAAGTTACTCCTAAAAGAAAGCAGGAATTACTTGCTGCTCAACCAGCAACTATTGCATTGGTTAATTACACAGCTTCACAATTGGTTGACGCTAGAGACGCAGCATTAGCATTATTAAATAATCCTGCTGAATTAAAAGCTATTTCTGGTTTGACTGGACCAGCAGTTGCTAAAATTCCAGGAACGGATGCTTATACTGGTGCTGCAAAGTTAGAAAACCTGCAAACACGTTCATTTGTTAGTGAAATCCAGAAAATGAGAGCAGCATCTCCTACTGGTGGTGCTGTTGGTAGTGTTACTGAAAAAGAAATGGCTGCATTGTCTAATATTCAAGCATCATTAAAAGCAGGTTTAAAAGAAGATGTACTTAGAAAACAACTAAAACAATATATTGATAGTGCAAATTTTGCATTAAAGACAATTCCTATTGAATATGCTCGGACTTATGGCTATCAAGGTGAATTTGAGGATATTTTGAGTCGTAATGTTGTTCAGCAGCCGGGAGCAGATACATTGCCTAAAGGCGTAACTGTCAAAAGGAAAGTTAATCCATAATGTCTAAATTTAGATACGATGTCACTATTCCTGGCTCTGGTTCATTTGAAGTTAATTCAGATACAGAGCTTACAGACAAGCAAGCGTATGATTATGCGCTTCAATCAATGCCTCCAAGAACTACTGGAGAAGAATTGGTTCGTAGTCTTGGCATAACTGCTAGAGGAGTGGCTCCTGTGGCTATTGGTGCTGCTGCTGGGCTTCCATTTGGTCCTGTTGGTGTATTGGGTGGAACTATTGCGTTACCTGCTGCTGAATTAGCTACACAAGTTGCTAACGTGGCACTTCCTAAGCAATATCAAATACCATCTCCTGCTGGTGCTGTAGAAGATTTAATGACTCGTATGGGTTTACCTAAAGCTGAAACAACTGCTGAACGTATGGCTCAAGCTGCTGCTGGATCATTGGCTGGTGTTGGAACTCAAATAGCTACATTGCCTACATTGGCAAGAACAGCAACTACTGATTTAGGTCGTCGTATATCAGAAATGTTATCTCAGGCTCCCGGCAGACAAATAGCTGCTGCTGCTCCTGCTGCTGCTGTTGCTCAAGGTGTAGGTGAAGAATTTGGTCCTGTGGCTGGTGCTGGAGCTGGTCTTGCAACTGGTGCTGCATTTGGTGTTGGTGCTCGTCCTAGAGTTGGTCCTACTGCCGAAGATTTAGCTGCAAAATCTAGTCAATTGTTTAAACAAGCTGAACAAGCTGGTATTGCGTTTAGCACACCAAGATTCACACAGAAAATGGCTACCGTAGCTACTGATCTTCGTAAAGAAGGTTATACGCCTACTGCTTATCCTAAGATTGAAGCAGCTTTTAAAGAACTTACAGATGCGTCAATGCCTAAAGATTTTACAGAGTTACAGGCTCTGCGTAAGGTAATTCAAGGTGCTCAAGCTAGTGCTGATCCATCAGAAAGACGTTTAGCAACAATACTAAAAGATCAATTTGATGATTATGTAGCTAATGCTCCTGCTAGCGATATTCTTGGTACTAATACAAAAACAGGAACTGCTATTTGGCAACAAGCTAGAGGAGAATATTCTAAGCTGATGAAAGCTGATGTATTTGAAAATATGCTTGAAAATGCTAAGTTAGATCAAAGTAAATTTACTGCATCTGGTGCTGAAAACTCTATGGCACAACAGCTTCGTCAGTTAGCTAAGAATGATAAGAAAATGCGGTTATTTACTAAAGCTGAACAAGCTGAAATTAATGCTGCTGCTAAAGGAACAACTGCTCAAAATCTATTAAAATTCTTTGGTAGATTTGCTCCTACAGGTCCTGTTAGTGGTGCATTTGCTGGTGGTGCATCAATTTATGAGCCTACTATTGGAATACCGTTAGCTGTTGGTGCTGGTTTATCAAGATTAGGCGCTACTGCACTTCGCAGACAATCTGTAGAGCGTTTAGCCGATATGATGCGTTTAGGTGCTCCAGTTCCAAAACAAATACCTGTTCCAGCTATTACTGGTGGTAGAGGTTTAATTTCTCCACAAGTTCCGTTAGACGTAACGTCTGAGCAACTTCAACAGATATATGGGCAATAATCATGGCAAAGAATAAAATTTCTGAATATAGTGCTACCGCATCCAATAACACGGATATTGGCGGTATTAACATAGCTGAGGGATGTGCTCCATCAGGTATTAATAACGCTATACGCGAATTAATGGCACAGCTTAAAGATCAGCAAACAGGATCAGATGCAGATAGCTTTGTCGTAGGCGGTGCATTTACTTGTACTGGTGCTGCTGTATTTAGCTCTACTGTGGCGTTAGGCGCATCAGCTACGGCTACTACACAATCGGCAAATGATAACTCCACTAAGGTGGCTACGACTGCTTATGTGGCTGCTGTTATTCCTAGTGGCGTTATTGTTATTTGGTCTGGTTCTGCTGGTGCTAT